TGCTCAAAAAATGTTAAAGCATTTAAATGAAGAAAAACAATATAGGGGTAAGTAATGAAAGTTAAAATAATAATACTATCATTAGTAATATCATTTCTACCCTCAATGTCTTTTGCTGATACATATATAGAAAATAAACACGGTAAAATAACATGGAGAACTTGTAAACTATTTTATGTCTATGATGATTATAAAAAGGATGAAATAATACCTACCATTAGATACATAGAAACTATATCTAATTTTACTTTTAGAAAGTGGAAAAAATCTATGAAGAAGCAGCCTCATATAGAAATATACTATTTAGGTGAAAACGATTCTAAAGCATTGGGAAGAACTTTTGTTGTATACGACTACGATAAGCCTAGGATAAATAATGCATACATATCTATGTTTACAAAAGATAAGGACGTGTTGCTTCACGAACTACTACATGGAATAGGCCTTGCTCATAGTAGCGATCCAAACTCTTTAATGTATCCTTACGAGTCAGAAAATCAGGTATTAACAGAACAAGACCTAATAAACATTAAAAATATACCCAGTGGAAGTAAGGTATAATATTAATATGTATGAATATAATGTAAAAAAAGTCTATAAAGTAGTGGACGGAGATACCATTGATGTTGATATTGATTTGGGCTTTAATGTTTCTTACTTCCAACGTGTCCGCCTCGCAGGCATTGACACGCCAGAATCTCGCACAACAGACCTTCGTGAAAAAGAATTAGGATTACAATCAAAAGAGTGGCTTAAAAAGAAATTAGAAAATGCCGAAAACATTGTTATTAAAACTCAAAAACCAGATTCAACAGAAAAGTATGGTCGTATTTTAGGTGACTTACATATTAAAGGTTTTGAAAAATCTCTTAATCAAATGATGATTGATGAAGGATATGCTTGGTCATATATGGGTGATACAAAGGTTAAAGATTTTTCTGCATTATTAGCAAAAAGAAATAATAAATAATGAGTAATTTAATAGATATTAAAGTAATAGGCTGCGGCGGCGGCGGAGTAAACGCTGTTAATAGAATGATAGACATAGGATTAACTGGTGTTGAGTTTATAGCATTAAACACAGATGCACAAGCATTGTTAACAAGTCCAGCAGATATTAAATTAGACATTGGTCGTAATGTTACAAAAGGTTTAGGTGCTGGTGCAGATCCAGAACAAGGAAGATTGGCAGCAGAAGAAAATTATGAAGACATTAAAGATTTAATTATAGGATCAGATTTAGTATTTTTAACAGCAGGTATGGGTGGAGGAACTGGTACAGGAAGTATTCCAGTTGTATCTAAAGCCTCAAAAGAAGCAGAAGCATTAACTATTGGAATTGTAACTACACCATTTGCATTTGAAGGAAATAATAGAATGAAAAATGCATTAGCGGGTATAGAAAAATTAAAACCTAATGTAGATACTATTATTACAATACCTAATGATAACTTATTATCAATGTTAGATCCAAGAGTATCAATGGTAGATGCATTTGCAGAAGTTGATATGGTTCTATTAAAAGGTATCGCTGCTATTACTGACTTAATTACTACCCCTGGATTTATTAACGTAGACTTTGCAGACGTTAGGCGTATAATGAAAAATGCTGGAACAGCCTTTATGGGACTTGGTTCTGGCTCTGGAGAAGATCGTGCTGACATTGCAGCAAAATTTGCAACATCTAGTCCAATTTTAGATATTAATTTAAGAGGTGCAAAAGGTGTCTTGTTATCAATTGCCTCATCATCTAACATTACAATGAAAGAAGTAAACACAATTGCCTCAGTGGTCTCTAGTCAGGCACATGAAGACGCTGATATTATATTTGGAACAGTTTTAAATGAAGAATTAGGCGATGAGATCAGAGTAACCGTTATAGCAACTGGATTTGATCATGCATGATATTCAATGGACATTTGGAATAATAACGGTATACGAAGATAAAGAAAGATTATTAGATATCATAGATAGTATAAGAAGAATGAATATACCAGAGTATGAAATTCTTTTTGTAGGTAGCGGAGATAGTTCTGGAATCGAAGGATCAGATATTCGCAAGATAGATTTTGATGAAAACATAAAACCATTATGGATAACAAGAAAGAAAAATATTCTTGTGCAAAACGCTAAGTATGAAAATGTAGTTGTTATGCATGATTATAATAAGTTTGATGTTGATTGGTATGAAAGTTTTAAAAAGTTTGGTACAGATTGGGACATATGTTCTTGTCCACAATTTTTAATAACAGGGATGCGTAACCCTATGGATTGGTCTTTGTGGGATAAGCCTGGATATGGAAGAGCATGGTCTTTAGATTATAGGGATTGGTCTCAAACTCAATATATGTATATTTCTGGTGGATTCTTTATAGTTAAAAAACATGTAATGTTAGAAGAGCCACTTAATGAAGAACTACTTTGGAATCAAGAAGAAGATGTTGAATGGTCTATGAGGGTTCGTAATAAATATGTAATGAAATGCAATGGAACTGCCATAATCAGACATAACAAGTGGCACAGACATGCAGGACCGAAGCCAGCACATGTTAAATAATAAATTAGTTATATTTGATCTTGATGGGGTATTGATAGACTCAAGAGACATTCACTATGATGCTTTAAATAGTGCATTAGTAAAGATTAATCCTAAGTTTGTTATAACTAGAGAAGAACATTTATCAAAATATGATGGACTTGGTACTACAATGAAATTAAAAATGTTAACAGAGTCAAAAGGTTTGCCAACAGAATACCATGATCAGGTATGGCAAGAAAAACAAAAACAAACAATAGATATTTTACAAAAATTACCAGTAAACAAAACAGCCTTATCAATAATTAAAAAATTAAAAGAAGATGGTTGGAAAATTGCGGTAGCAAGTAATGCAATTAGAGAAACTGTTATAACAGCACTAGATGCAATAGGTATACTAGGATATGTACAATACATTGTAAGTAATGAAGATGTTAAACATCATAAGCCATACCCTGAAATGTATTGGAAATGCATGACGGCATTAAACACTTTGCCTGAAAATACAATTATTGTAGAAGACTCACATATTGGTAGACAAGGTGCTATAGCCTCTGGAGGGCATCTATACGGCATTAAAGATGCAGATGATCTAGATAAGGATAAGTTCTTTGATATGATAGATAGATTCGAAATGAAAGGAAAAAGCCAAGTGCCTTGGAAGAATGAAAAGATGAATGTTCTTATACCGATGGCTGGTGCTGGATCAAGATTTGCACAAGCAGGGTACACATTTCCTAAGCCATTAATTGAAGTAAAAGGTAAGCCTATGATTCAGATGGTTGTAGATAATTTAAATATAGATGCTCATTATGTATTTATAGTACAAGAAGAACACTATGAAAAATATAACTTAAAACAGGTATTAGGCTTAATAAAACCAGGCTGCGATATTGTAACGATTAATGGAATAACTGAGGGTGCAGCAGTAACAACTTTATTAGCAAAAGAATACATTGATAATGAAGAGCCATTGCTAATTGCTAACTCAGATCAAATAGTTGAGTGGAATAGTAACGAATGTCTTTACGCATTTGATGCAGATGAAATTGATGGTGGCATATTAACCTTTAAAGCAACTCATCCTAAATGGTCTTACGCTAAAATTGGTGACGATGGCTTTGTATCAGAGGTAGCAGAAAAGAATCCTATCTCAAATAATGCAACAGTAGGTATTTATTATTGGAAGCACGGATCAGATTATGTAAAATATGCTGAAGATATGATACAAAAAGATATAAGAACTAATAATGAATTTTACGTTTGTCCTGTTTTCAATCAAGCAATTGAAGACAATAAAAAGATAAGGGTAAAAGAAATAGAAAAAATGTGGGGTATTGGAACACCCGAAGATTTAAACTACTACTTGGAGAATAACAAATGAACAGAAGTAAAAAAGATTATTTAAACATGCAAAACAAATACTATGATCAATACGCAGCAATATGGAGTTTACAATTTAAAGACCCAGTTGTTGGATCATATGATGCTCACAATGAGTGGGAAGATTATGACACATACCTTTTTAAAGATTTTGATACAACCGACATGGTTGCTCTTGATTACGGATGTGGCCCAGGTAGAAACTTAGTTAAGTTTCATAATAGATTTAAAAGAATTGATGGGGTAGATATATCTAGTATTAATTTAGAAAAGTCAAGGGTAAATTTAGAATATAACAACATTCCTATTCCTAATCTATATCATACATCTGGAGATAATCTATCAATGATTGAAGACAATGTATATGATGTTATGTTTGCAGTTATTTGCTTTCAACATATTTGTGTACATGAAATTAGATTTAATATATTAAAAGAAGCATATAGAGTATTAAAAACAGGTGGAAGACTTTGCTTTCAAATGGGATATGGTGGAAAAGAAAACATTCCTACCGCAAAATATTATGACAATGTTTACGAAGCAGCAAGTACAAACGGTCATGCTGATGTTAGTATTACTGACGAAAAAGAACTAAAAGATGATTTGCTAAATAAGATAGGCTTTAAAAACTATAAGTCAGACTTAAGACCAACGGGTCCTGGAGACAATCATCGTCAATGGATTTGGGTACAAGTAGAAAAATGAGATACATATCACATAGAGGAAATTTAACTGGCCCAGTATCAAGAGACGAAAACAATCCATTTTATATTGATGCTGCTATTCTTGCTGGATACGAGGTAGAAATAGACTTAAGAACTAACCTAGGACAGTTATACTTAGGACATGATGATCCAGATCATTTTGTAGATTTACAATGGTTAAAAGATAGAAAAGATAATTTATGGATTCACTGTAAAGACTATAAATCTTTAGAAACATGTGTAGATAATGACTTACATTGTTTCTTTCATAACATAGATGACTATACAATAACAAGTAAAGGATTTGTTTGGGGATACCCTGGAACTCCTAAAGTATCTGATTGTTCAATCTTAGTAATGCCAGAAAAAAATCAGGGTACAAATTATATTAAAGATCTAGGATACTTTGGAATATGTTCTGACTATATAGAAGAAATAAGAGGTAACGATGTTAAAGCCAGTTGATTATAATAAACATTTTGTTATAGGTACGCCATTGGTTGCTTGGAAATGTGATAGATCTGAGCATATGACTTGGATAGAAGATAGGATTAATATAATTAATAAATTTCCTAATGCTAAATGGTTTGCAGCATTTGAATTAGATGAAAGAGGATTAGATCCTTTTAACTCTGTTATAGAGGCATTAAAAGAGGTAAATGGAGACTATTGGACATACACAATAAACGATATGCAACCAAAAGTAACTTCTTATAATAGATGGATAAGAATTGAAACAGGTCGTAATCTTATTAGAGAGTTTGCTCAAAGGGCAAGAATAACTTCTGGACACCATTGGGGAGAAGATTGCACCGAACTAAATCAAGGGGTAATAAACTATCAAGCAGTATTGTATGTAGACTCAGATACAACTTTAAATGTTGACATTGTAGAAAAACTATTA